TAAAAAACCGACCCCCTTTGCTCAAATTGCAGTTCTGGCACAATTGACGCAAATTCCACTCATCATCACCACCATTAAGCCTCTTTGGAATAATGTGATCGATGTGCATCTTGCCTTCTGTTGTGCCACATATCTGACAGCATCCATCCCTTTGCAATATACGTTCTCTAATGATGCGCCATTGACGGGTTGAACCCTTAGCCCACGACCTAGACATCAGTGCCATCCCTTCTTCTGCCAGTGCCGGTATGCATTGCAGCTAGACCCAGAATATCTTGCCTTGATATAGCGAAGCGTCCAATCAATTTGGCGATACCCATCAAGCTCTCTGTATTTAGGATTTCTCATTTGGCCTAAGCCGTAATGCGATCCATTGATTGCATTGATTCTCCAATTAGATTCCTTGGTAATCAACTGATTAAAGCATTGAAACTGCTTATAGTTAATGATTCTTGAATGAGCATATAGCTTCAGATAATCAGTGTCTGTCACTGCTTCCGCTGGTGTTGTGCCCACAACACATAGCACACCCAATAGCACCAGACTTCGCCTGCGAGCTATCCGCATCAGCGGCTCGCTAGCGAGTATGGAGCGTACAGCCTGAGTCAAATAGGATGCAAGATTGAGCGTGGTCTTGGGCGTTGCGCACACCCTGTGGATAACCCCTGTGGATAACTTAGTCATTGAGTAACAACTCCAATGCATAAAATGCTTGTTGAGGAACTACACCATTTCCCAAGATTTTAAGTTGTTGTGATCTAGGAATGTCTATGTTGCTAACCCAACCATTAGGCAAGCCCATCATATATTCTACAAATTTGACGTTCAATCTGCCTTCATCCAATGGAGGCGGTACTTCTTGATTGTAGATAGCCTGGACCAGCTGACGAGAGATAGATTGTGATTTCCTTTGATTCCTTTTCGCTCTGCGTTCGTCTGTGACCAATGTGCATCGCTCGCCGTTGGCGTCGGTATGTTGAGCAAGACTGTTTCTGTGTTCCAATACCGCCTTGGAGATTGAGGGTTGTTGCCTTGACCCGCAACAATTGGCGTAGGCAAGAATGAACAATCGCTCTCTTCTATGCGGCGCACCGACATCTGAAGCTCGTACAAGTGTCCATTTTGCGTCATACCCGATTTCGGTAAGATCACCAAGGACTTCTCTAAACCCAAGTCCAAAGTGTCCTCGGACGTTCTCCAACACGACGTATTTTGGTCGTAAATTCCCAATAATTTCTTTGATATATGGCCACAAATGACGCTCATCTTCTGCCCCTTTTCTAAATCCTGCATGACTAAACGGCTGACATGGATAACCTGCTGTGAGAATGTCTATCGGCTCTACCTGCTTCCAATCAGTGGATTTTAAATCTCCATAATTAGGTTTAGCAATGCGTTTTTCAATGACTTTGCTTGCATATTTGTCATATTCGCACGTCCAAATTGTTTCAGCATTGAAGAATGCTTCAGCTGCCATATCTAAACCACCATAGCCCGTGCAGAGTGACCCAATTTTCATAGGCTCAGACCTGCAACCTTCTCATCATCCACTAGCTTGATGCCTAATGCTCCACATCCTAGACAAGTAGCGAACCACTCATGAAGCGATAACTCCGATGTCTTTCGGATGCCATGACGTTGCTTTGCTTTGCCGTAGAGCTTTGCGCAGATTGAGCAATCAAATTCAAGAATGGGCATGAATGGATTTCCTTAACGTTTCAATAGGTTGCAGATTGATTTGGCTGACCCAGTAACCGCCCTGAGCTGATGCAAACCTTGGACGCTTTGCAACACCCACTGGAATCCAGCCCATCAAATAGTAGGTCGGCGATTCCCCAACGCATAAGACTGCAATGTCAGTGTCACGATCATCTTCGCTAATGATTAAGTGACCGCGTTTGTGTGGTGTTTGTTTGACCTCGATTGCAATGCCGTTCCAATAGACATCCGGTTCATTCTTGAATGTATTGACTGTTGGCACAAAGTCTTCAACCTCGAAGTATTTGGCTACTGCCATTTCCGCTCCAACAGCTTCTGAGTGAATGAGAACGGCATTGTGAAAGTTGCCTTTATTTCCTTGGAATTTAGGATTTGAGCCGTAGCGTGATTCTCTGGCAAGTCCGGCAGTGTGGGCAATAATCTCATCTTCACGCGATAGTCGCACCATAATCATCTGCAATCCCAACAGAACCAAATTATCTTTTCGTTACCAAATCCCTTTTGATAGCCAAAGTCGTCAAATTTGACCAGTCGTGAGCATTTGTCACATTGCTCGACTTTGTAGGTTGCAATGATTTCGCCATCTTCCATCAATGTGCATGTCATAGTCCTTGGATTTATTACCTCAATTGGGCCGCTCATACTTGGGGTTTCCATTTGCCATCGCTGCTCATGACTAGCCAATTTGGATCACATTGCTCTGGCCTTTTCTCAATGCAGCTGTAATTAGCCCAAGGCTTGCCGGTCTTTGCAGTGCCTTCTCTAAATACACGCTTGCCATGCGTGCACTCTTGCAGTGAATCATATGTGCCAGCTGCATCGGCTTCTTCTCGCGTCTTAAACGATGGCACTTCACCAAATTTGGTTGTCCAGTAATCGTAATCTAAATCAGTCTTGGCAACAGCAGCTGGTAGAGCTTCAATCTGCTCCATTGTCTCGCGGGTCGTGCGCTCTGCACCGCCCATAACGAGCTGCATAACTCTAAGAATTGCAGATGTGCAAGTGTCCTCGACGAACCAGCGTTTCATGTTTTGAACGTATGCGCCTTGGTAGCCGTAGGCATGGTCAATGCCGGCTGGGTGCGTGTCATCTGATTGGCGAAATGCCTTGGCTTCGACCAGCACAAATCCCTTTTCAGCATCAAATTGCACGATGCGCGTCTCGATGCGTCCAGATGGATATGTGGCAAGCCAGCGATCTGTGCGAGCGCGTGCGGCCTCGTAGCCGTCCAAGAACCCCATTAGCGCACTGCCTTAGATGATGCGTGACGGCCGACGGCTTTGCCGCGCTGATAGCCATCTTTGTGACCTTCTTTGTATCCGACTGCATAGCTGCAAATAGCCCACAGAATGCAAGCTATTGCCATGAGGACAAATAGCCCGATTTCACTTGTTGTCATTTTTTGCTCCCGATTCTGAGAGCTGCGAACCAGCTCCCGAATTACAGAGTGACACGCATGGCCGACAAATTCAAGAATGACGCCTAAGAATCGGCGTGTCGGTTACTTCTTTAAAGCTATTTCAAGAATCAATGTGTCAAGCCTTTGCTCAATTCTGCTCACTTGATCCTTGAGAGAATTGCCGCCATTGGGTTGCAGCTCCCGCATGATCGACTTCACCATAAATCTCATTGACGAATAGATGGCAGTGAGCACCGCAAGAACAAGCCCACCCACCGCCGTCCATTCGCCTACACTCACTTCTTGTTACCGAATGCCACGTCGTTTGGATTAGCCCAGCGAGCAAGCACTGGAACGAGTCCAGCCACCAACCCCATTGCCAAATCCTTTGGATTGCTATTGCCAGTCATAAAGACTGCCAGCGCACCGGCGATTGAGCTTCTTGCCCATGATGCCAGCATTGCTTTTGCTTGTTCCATTATTCTTCTCCTTTGGGTCTATCCGGTAAATCACCGGTGTATGAGACATAAGCCGGTCGGCCATATCCCACAACAAATGATCGCGCTCCCAAGGTGCGTGACTTGACCATCACTTCACCGCCATTTCTTTGACTTGAGCCACTGCTTGTGTTGCCTTCAATTGTAACAACTTGCTTTTCTGAGCAACGAATGACTAAGCCAATGTGATTTATCGTAATCTTGTCATCGATAACAAAATCAAAGAACACAAAATCACCAATCTTTGGTGTTTCATGCCATTGCTTATTTTTCTTAAATGCCTCAGCTCCGGCTTTGGTACTGACAACGTTCGGCACTTTGACGCCTGCTTGGTCTGCGCACCAATTCAGAAATGACCCACACCATGGCAGTTTATCGGCCTTCATAAATTTGCCATACTTTGTCTCATTGTTCCCAGTCTCAGCTGTGCCAACTTCGGCCAGTGCAACCTGAATCAATAGAGGCAATGAGCCTGTTGGAAAATCCATTAAAAACCAAGTGCCTTCAAATCATCAGGTGTCAATCCCAATGCAGCAAGTTTAGCTTCTGCTGATGCTTTGGCTGCCGCTTTAGCAGCTTCCTCAGCTTCTTTTGCCAATTCGGCATCAGCCCATTGCTCAATGAGAGCTTCATAGGCATCGCCTGTGATTTCAATTTGCTCACCATTGAGGTTGTTAAATGCCTTTGGATTGTCTTTTTTGATTTGTGCTATGCGTTGTGTTTTTGTCATTTTATGAGTTCGCTATTCCATAGAGTCGGACGGTTCCGGTGAATGTTCCTGTGTTTGTTGAGAGTTTAAATCCGTCGAAAGAAGTGCCAACATTAAATCCGCCAAAGAATGAGCATTGTCCAAGTGATCCACCGATAAAGCGAGTCTGTTGGGTTATGTATCCAGTGTGCAATGAGGCAAATGGATTGAAAATTGTTGATGAAAACACAGATGTTCCAGATGATCCGGAATTTGTGAACTTGCCTTGAGTATCTCCAGTCGTTAAACCACCCGGTGAAACAGTTGTTGTGTTATTGAATAAGCTAACATAAGAATAAGAACTGTTTGAGTTATCTACTCCACCAGTTCGAAACTTAATTGTGACATCAGCGTCTGCACTTCCGGTAAATGTTCCTACTAGCAGATAATTTTGATAAGTAGTTGAAAAGACTGAATCCATGGTCAAAGTCGCTGCCGCACTTGGTGATGAAGATGACAAGAAAGTCAATCCGGCAGCTGGAGCTGCAACGGGAGCCCATTTGATTCCCAAAGTTTCAGCTGAATCAGCTGTCAGCACATAGCTGTTAGATCCGACTGGAAGTCTGGCTGGAGTGTTGTCGGCACTTGCACCGATGATGTCACCTTTTGCATCAATAATTGAGTTCTGGATAGCATTTGCGTCGTCGGTTGTGACCCAGGTGAAATCCATATCTGCACTTGTTGTCTTAGATAACACTTGACCAGTTGTGCCACCTAGTAAATCCGCCATTGACGTCGCTACGGCTTGCCCAAAGACTTCAAAGTCTGCGGGCAAATCCGTAACCAAATCTGTGGCCGTTGGCATTTGCCACGAAAATGGGGTTGTTGGGTTACTCATTTTTTCTCCTTTATGCGACTTGGGTCGCGTGTTCCCAGTCTAATGTAGGTGTTACTGAATTCCATGTTTCGACAACAGGCACATCGCTCCACCTCATGGCTTGAAGCGAGAATGAGATTGGCGAAAGATTGAGCGAAACACTGATTTCGTTGTATCCGGCTTGGAACGTCCAGCCCTCGACAAATCCCAAGTAGTTTCCGGCCGACATATTAAGTGGCAAATCTGCAATTGCCAGCGGCATTCCCATGAATACGTTAATTAATGAATCTCTGTCGCCATCATCAAGCTCTGGATTTGTAAGCTGATACGTAATTTGATTCAAGTTGTATTGAGGATAAGCGCGAAGTTCCAAATAGAAATCTGCCTGATATTGGGCATCGACTGTGTGTTTGACTGTTGTGGTAAATATCTGGGCAAGTTGGCCGTAAAGAATGACTGAATCCGGGTCATTGGCGCTTACCTCTGACGTTGAATTTGTGCCATATTTGAGCGTTATTGTGTTCCGTACATCGCCGGTGCGTTGCTGAATACTTAGCCCAGAGCCTTGAGCCTCATTTGCTGAAAGATTTA